GTTATTTTGATATTGCTGCTCAAAAATATGAAGAGTATAATTATGATATGAAGCAAACATTTGATACTATGTCTCACTTGGGTAGTCAAATTGATGTACCTAAATTTCAAAAAGAATTGAGTTCTACACCTAGTAGAGTCATGACAATTCTATTAGATTCTGAGATGTGGTATAACGGGACAGGTATTGCAAACCCAGAAGAAGATGGTGATGCTGAGTTTCCTGATTTTGCCAAATATTATACTGCACAGGCAATTGGTAGACGTTACTTGATGGAGAATCAGAAGTTAGAGATCATGATCCCTGGAAATTCAGATCTTAAAGTGGGAGATAAGGTTAAAATTTTACTTCCTAACGTAGCAGCAGAAGATATTAGAAACTCTAAACAATATGATGAAGAAAATAGTGGTACATATCTTATTGCTCAATTGTCACACAACTATCAACTAGTAAAAGAAAGCGGTGAACCTGAGTTTACTACCATGGCAAATTTAATCCGTGATACCTATGGGATGAAAGAATATGATTCTAATGTTAAATAGTAGTAGGACTAACTAAAATATGGATCAGTCTCTATCTTCACTATATCCAATACATCAGATTGGTTCTGACGGATTCTCATGGTGGATCGGTCAAGTAGAAAGCGATAAAAAAGATGACCCTAAAAGGTCTGGTCGCTTTCGTGTGCGTATTATTGGACAGCATCTAAAGACTGGTGAGAATGCTACCGCAACTGAGGAGTTGCCATGGGCACATTTAATGATGCCTGTCACCACACCATTCATTGAGGGTGGTACTGGTGGAGCATCACCTGGACTTCAGCGTGGTTGTTTTGTTATTGGATTTTACCTGGACAACGATAAGCAGAAACCTATCATCATGGGTTCTGTTGGTGGTGTCAAAGGAGCAACTAAGATAACTAATAATGATCCTGGTTCTGGACCATTAAACTTTACTCCTTTCGTAGATCCTAAGACCAACCCAAAACAAAATAGGTCTATTGAGAACCAGAGTGGAACAAATGAGGATGGTGGTAACACTGACAAAGGCGTAGTTGATGCTGACAGAGCAGATGTTAAGAACGGAGCTCCACCTGCATTACTAGCAGCATATGGCAAGCATTCAGAATCTAATCCTTCTGGTGGACAAAGTTGTATTACTATTGCTAATCCTAATTGCGGTCAAGAAAATAACCTCAAGTCTGGTCTTACTAGAATTGTAGGAGATATGCTCGCTGCTAACCAAGCATCGGGTGGTAACATTGGTGATTATTATATCAGTAAAGTTAATGGATTGTTGTATGATGGTGTAGGTATCGCGAGATATCATATCGGTCGTGTTATTAGACTAGTAAAAAGTTTTATTGCTAGGGGAAAAACAGAAGTAACCAAGGCACTACGTGGTGCAGTTAATTTCCTCACTGATGCGCTACTAACTGAAGAAACTATTGTTGGTAACACTGGACCACTCGCAGATCCAGATAAAGCATTTAAACCAATCAAAGAAAAAGGCAACAGGTTTAAGAAAATCAAGAAGATATTTGACGATATCTTTGCTGAGTTAGGGTGTAGCATTGCTGATATTACAGACACGATTGCTAGGTTCATTACCGATCTTCTCCTAGGATATCTTACAGATGTATTCAACAATGCTGCATGCTTTATTGATACGTTGGTCGATGGTATTCTAAACGAGATTCTAGCAAAATTTGATGAACTAGTCAACAGAATCCTCGCACCAATTCAAGCAATTCTAGAAGCAATTGCTGCACCACTTAATTTTATTGGTGGTATCATTAATAAGTTCATGAAGTTGCTCGGTATTACATGTACTGGACCTGATCAGAAGTGCGAACCAATTTCTCAAAAGTGTACCGATTGTGCTACAGATGATGAGGGTGATGATCTTGATAAATTACTGAAGAAAATTGAAGATGGTGTTGGTGATCAGTCTCTGTTTGTATGTGACGAAGCAAAACAAATTCCATCACCACCAACTACAGACATTACTTTTGTAGGTGGTGTACCTAACGACTTCACCCCGATACCAAAGAATGAAGTTCCTTCTGGAGACGAAATTATTGATTTCTTTCCACCAGACGATGATGATGAGTTTGATGATGGGGATATTCCAGAAGATGTATTAGAAGATCCTATTATTATTGACGATGATGTGCTTCCACCACCTGTATTACCAGTAGGTGACGAACCATTCTTGACAATTGAAACTGCTAAGTCAGTCTATCAAGAGGGAGAAAGTGTAACATATCTAATTACAGGTCTCAATATTCCTAACGGAACTATTTTAGACTGGCAACTTTCTGGTGCTCAGATCACCACCACAGATATTGTTGGAGATCTAGGTGGTCAAGTTACGATGAATAACAATACTGCAGAGGTTCCAGTCATCATTGCTAATGATAATGTAACAGAGTTAGTACCAGAACTACTGAGAATGGTCGTTGCATCTGCTAATGTAATTACAGTTGATGGTACTGACTTTACTCCAGAAGCAATCACTGATGTAGTTATTGATTCCAATATCGGAGCACCAGTTGCACCTGACCCATCTCAAGTACAAGTTTGGAATATTACTACAGATAAGAATTCGTATGAAGAGGGTGAAGACGTACTAGTAACAATTACAACTGAAAATGTTCCTGATAATACTGAAGTAACATACTATATGATTGGTAGTGGAATTAGTGCTGATGATTTTGTAACCCAATCTTTATCACAAACCCTAGTAATTAAAAATAATGTTGCTGTATTTGTTCTTGGTATTGAAGACGATACAGTTGTAGAAGGTGTTGAACAAGCAACTATTATCTTAGTTGGCAAAGGAGTTGAAACATCATTCCAGATAACTGAGTCTGGAACTGGCGGAGAAAATGAAGATGGTGATGATAGTGGTGGTAGTGAAGAAGAGTTTACTATCACGAAACCAGTAGCAGGAGAACCTATTACAGATGAAGATGGTGGTATAATTTACATTCCTATTGTATATCCTGGTGGTCCATATCAGACACCCCCACAAGTCATCATTGGTGGTGGTGGAGGTTATGGAGGGAGTGCAATTGCACTTCTAGATGATACAGGATTTGTTAGTGAAGTTAGAGTCACTCGTCAAGGTGTCAACTATACGCCAAATACATCAGATAACAATGGAGTTGAATGTATTATCGATTCCTTTACTCTTCTTTCTCCTGGTGTTGGATACACTGAGGTTCCTGAAGTTTATATTAATGGAGAGGCAGGAGTCGCAGAAGCAACTATTGATACTAGAGGTTTCGTTATTAGTATCAGAACATTAGATAGAAATAGAAGATATAAATCAATGCCAGCAGTTAGTATTATTGGTGGTCTCGGTGCTGGTGCTAGATTCTTACCTAATATGGCATGCCTAGATAGTATTGAACTTGAGCGTAGAGGATATGCCAAGATTGGAACTGGTTCTTATATTGATTGCCCATAATGCCAATAACTAACAACAGCGGCAAAGCCAGCACAAAACAAGCAGACTTTCAGAAAAAAGGTGCAGCAAGACCACCAGGTGCTGATGCTTTAGATGAAGGTCAGTTTACTACTGGTAATTTTCATGTTATAGCAACCAAACATGGTTGGACCATGGGTTCATATGAAAATGAAGATGGAAGCACTGGATTTATCATGACCAATGGTCAGTCTATGTTCCATTTTGATGTCAATGGTAACATAGTATTAGCAACTGGTAAACCAGGGCAGTCAGGTTGTGGTGGTAAAGTTGTAATTCATGCTAAAGATCACCACGAAAAAACTGATTCATATGCATTGCATGTGCGTGGTAACGATGATGAGCAGACAAAAGAAGAAGATGGTAGTGTTACAAAATCAGCACCATACTCAATTTATGTTGAAGGGGATGTTGCCATTGAAGCACAAGGTGGTGATATTGGACTAAAAGGCGACAATATCACATTAAATGCTCTCAATAACCTCATTTTACGCTCAGGAGAGAATATTAACCTAGAACCTGCAGAAGGTCAAGGTAAAATTACTGCTGTGTGTACAGATTTTAACGTTGACTCATCTTTTTCGCGATTTACTACCAGTGGAGGATTTTACGTTGATGGTAGTGGTGAATTCAGTGTCAACCAGAAAACTAAACCTGGTGGTCAAGTTGCATTCAATACCCTTGGTACAGTTAATCAAGTGATGAAGGGTGACCTTAACATCAGGGCAACGGGTAACATTCAGTTAGAATCCGATTTTGGTCACCTATTGTATAAAGCAACCAAAGGTGGATCAGCAACAACTCTCAATGGGGACGAGAGCAAGACTGTAAGAGGTCTCAAGAGTCTGACAGTACTAGGTAAGGCAATCAACCTAGAAGAGCCTCCAGCAGCATATAAGATGATCCTAGGCAGTTCTGTAGGAGGATCTTTGGACATCGAGGGTGCATCCTTCTTTAAAGGCGGATTCAGGGGCACTACGATCCTAAGTAGCACCGCTATCAACCTGGTCGCAAAGACAGCAATCACCATGACGGGTAAATCAATTTTCCTAAACTGATTACAGGAATTCCGAAAAAAATTCTCTGCTAAAAAACGACCTAAAAAGTCGAGCTTGACAAATCCATAAAAACCCAGTAGGATGACTCTGTTAGGGGTTCAAAGGTCATAGTAGCTCTAAATACTTAAGGGAAATGAGTGAGAGTATGCTATCTACACAATACCGACTACGACTAGAGTTTATTTGTAAATGTATTGCTAATGGTGAGGAGGTAAAGTTGTCTGATATGATATGGGCAAATAAATTAGCAAAAGCAAATACTTCTGCTAATGAAATGTTAAAGATGGCACGTCGCCAGATCACTAACAAGATTGAAGAAGGTAGTATGGATGATTTTATGAATAGGATGGGATTAGGAGATCCCGACCCATCCAACCACAAAAAGGGGTTTACATCTGCTGATGATGTGTTAGAATGGTTCCAGCAAGACAAACCTGACGACTGGAGGCAACGTGACTAAGAAACAATACAAGCAATTGCTGCTAGACCACTTTACGGAGAGGTTGAATAAATTATCAGTGAAGGAACTGAAGGAACTTGCTGCGAGACACACATGAAGGATTATGTCAGTATCCAGACATGGGATCCAGAACTGGAGATGATGCGCTACCATTGGGTACACAAAACTGAAAAAGATCCTGTAAGATTTGTAAAAAATCTTAATCCAAATGAAATACATCTTGAAACAACATGGAAGTAATTATTGAAGGTAAGGTCAAAACTGTATACGCTGGTGATGATGCACAGCAAGTTATCATTGAGTATCATGATAAGGTGACTGCTGGTAATGGGGAGAAAGAAGATCATCCTTTAGGAAAAGGATCCCTCTGCTGTAGTATCTCTGCTCTTATCTTTGAGAAACTTGCCAAAGAACATATCCCAACTCATTATATCAATATGGTTGGTGCGAACAAGATGATCTGTAGAAAGGTAGATATTGTTCCACTAGAAGTTATTTGTCGCAATCGTGCTGCTGGATCTATTGTTCGTGAGACAACCCTACAAGAAGGTTACTCACTACCACATCCTATTGTTGAATTCTTTTTGAAGGATGATAACAAGCATGATCCTCTGTTGACAAGAGATCGTGTACGTCTGATGGGACATGATCCCGAACCTTTCATTGAGATGACTCTACGTATCAATGACATCCTTCGCTCATTGTTCTACATCTTAGGCATTGACCTGGTTGACTTTAAGATCGAATTCGGTTATACTGCCCATGGTGAGTTGCTACTTGCCGATGAGATCAGTCCTGATTGTATGAGATTATGGAAGATTGGTGGTGATGAAAGATTCGATAAGGATCTATTCAGAAACGATGAAGGTGATATTGTCCCTGCTTATCGTGAGATCCTTGAGAGACTACAACCGCTTGCTATTCAATGAAAAAATCAAGTCTTATAGGTACAGGTATAATTGTCCTTGTATTACCTTTGATACTTATGGTGGTATGGAATGAATTCATACCAGGTATTTTTGGATTACCAACTTTGGGATACTGGTCTGCAATGGGATTGTATGCAGTTTGTAATATATTATTTAAATAATGAAACACCACGTCCCCGATGAGATTAGAAAACTTGGTTTCGATTGCTTTAGAAGTTTGAATGCTGCTGAGAGAGCAGTTGTTCTTCTTGGTGAAGATGAGTATCGTAAGTCATTAGACC